AATGGTCGGGACGTTGTTATTTCAGATTCGCCCGAAGTGCAAGAAATAGTCAAAGAAAAGTATGGAGATTTGTTTAGATATGAGTAATGGTACTGTGTTTTCAACTTTCACTATCGGATTTGGAAATAATATTTTTCAATATTGTTTTGCCAGATTGTTAGCTGAAGAAAATGGTTTTAATCTGGTTCACAAAGAAATACCAGAATTATCAATAGAGGCAAGCGATTGTGATATTGATATTAATTTACCACTTTTCCACATAAATGATGGAAACGCTTTTCCTGCCAGATTTGGAAACTTGCCAAAAGGAAATTATCGGGTTTTTGGTTACTTTGAGGATTATAGATTTTATGCTCCACATTTGGAAAAGATAAAAAGTTGGTTTCCTAAATCAGAAAAGACCAATGGTAATGATTTAATTTTACATTTAAGATTGCAAAATCGTTTGGTGCAAAAGACACACCATAAAAATCATGTCACAGCAGAATGCTACAGGCGAGCAATTGAGCAGTTTGATTTTGATAAATTGCATATTGTAACTGATGCAAAAAAATGGGACCACTACAACGTTGAAGATATTCAAGAAATCCGAGAAGAGATCGCTATTGGGCCAAATCCAGAAAACAGATCACCTTGGGTAACCGTTGATCAATCGTTAGAATATATGAACCATTTGGTTGATGGTTTATCACAATATAACCCCATTGTTCATTGTAACGATGCATCAACAATTCCTGAGTCTGGTGGTCTTCGTGGAAACTTTATGGATGATTTTAATTTGATACGTTCTTTCGACAATGTAATGCTATTTAACAGCACTTTCTCTTGGTGGGCGGCCCTACTAGGCGGAGCGTCCAAAGTGGCTACATTTGGGCCGTGGAAGCCGAATAAAGGCATAAATTCTAAGAACTTAGGACAAACTACTTTCCCCGGATGGTTTAGTTGGGGATCAACTGATGATTTGTTCTGGAAGGGGAAAATATAATGGATTTAAAAACAGTTGCTCACAACTGGTCGCTCGGTTGTAATTACAAAGAAGATTTTATTGGAAAACGAGGGTCTGATAAGATTAATCATGGAAATCTAAATGAATACGAGGCAATCTTAAGCAAACATCAAAATGAAAAAATAAACATTTTAGAAATTGGAGTTGCCTATGGGGGTTCTTTAGGTATCTGGAAAGATTATTTTCCAAATGGAAAAGTTTACGGAGTGGATAAGCACGAATATTACAAGTCTGCATATTCCTTTCCTTTTGTTTTTGACGATAAAAAGGAAGAACTGTTGATAAGCAGAATATTAGACTCTTCCGCATTTCGTGGCTGGGGCGACTCAGAGATGGACGAACTGTTAAAAGGTGTTAATGCGATGTGGATTCCTGTTCACTTTAGTAACAAATTGTATGAGGATGAGAGAATAAAGGTGGATGTTTTTGACTCATTAGACAAAAAAAGTGTAGATGCACACTCAAAGAGTAATTTTTATAATTTCATTATTGATGATGGGTCTCATCTTTTACAAGATCAGATTCAAACATTTTGCAATTTCTATCCCAAGTTAAAAACAAATGGAACTTATTTTATTGAAGATATCGAAAATGAATCTTTAAATGTGTTCAATGAAGTGTTCAAAGATTATCCTGTTAAATTGTTTAGTCAAAAAAGAGAATCATTAGCCATAATTAAAAAAACAAAAAAGTTTGATTTTAAGAGGTTTTGTGATGATTATTATCTTGATAACTACGAATCCACTAATAAATTAAATTTAACACACAACAGATTAATATCTACTTTTTTTAATGGCGAAAACATAAATGTGAAGACTGAATTTTTAAATTTTGATGAAATGTTGAAAATGGCTCCCAAACACAGAGCCGCCCATATTAAAAA